AATGGGGACTACGGTGAATCAGGTGGACTACGTAATGGTCTTGTTATCAATAACTTTCATGGGTTCCGTTTGTACTCATCCTCAAACCTACCAGCAGTAGGTACAGGACCAGGTACATCAGGAACAGCTAACCAGAATGCTAACTTTGGTGTTCTAGTTGCTGGACATGATTCTGCTGTTGCAACTGCAGAGCAGATTAACAAAACTGAAACATATCGTGATCCTGACAGCTTTGCTGACATTGTTCGTGGTATGCATCTATACGGTAGGAAGATTCTTCGTCCTGAAGCAATCGTAACTGCCAAGTATAACGCAGCATAAGGGGGGATTGAATTATGGCTACTATTACTATGTCCACGAACTCAGCCTCTACTTCCAATAATGGCGGTACTGGCAACAAGCAGCTTCGTGGCAGCTTGGTAACTCTGCAGAACGATATTGATCTTGCAGATGCTATCCTACAAAACGGTGGTACTGCTTTAGCAGCCGATGATATCATCCAAGCTATTGCTGTCCCTGCAAACACTATGATCCTGTACGCAGGTTTCAAAGTTGTTACTGCGATGACAGGTACTACTACTGACTCTGCTTTGCATGTCGGTATTACAGGAACAGACGTAGACTTGTTTGCTGCGTCATTCGACTTAGATGGAGCTTCAGCAGGGGCTATCACCCCACCTGCAGGTCTGTCAAGTGGTGTTGTTGCTAATGTACCAGCATTTACTGCATCAGCAGATACTATTGACGTAGAAATTCATGCGTCAAGTGGAACCATTACTGGTGGTATTATTCGTGTGTTTGCAGTATGCATTCTCATGGATGAAGTATCACAGTCTAGTTCTGCTAATGAAGTGGATCGTGATCTACTTGCATAAAACTTTAGGGGCTGCTACGGTGGCCCCTTTAGCTTACCTTAAGGAATTATAATGGCACTCACATTTCTTACATTAACTAATAACACAATAGTGCGTATGAATGAAGTACAATTAACCTCTACTACATTTGGCACTGCTAGGGGTGTGCAAGTACAGTGCCAGAATGCAGTTAATGAAGCAATACGTTACATTAATCAAAGAGAGTTTGGTTATTCATTTAATCATGCCTTAAACGAAGAAACTCTTACACCAGGAAAAGTAAAATACACTTTACCTACAAGTACAAAATCTGTAGACTACAGCACTGCAAGAATTAAGAAAGATAATGATCTTGGTTCTTCTGGTGTTAATTTATTAAAATTAGATTACAATGAATACATTGACAGAAACTATGCAAACAAAGAAGATGATGTAACCTCCACCACATTAAATGGATCACACTCTGCATCTGTTACAACACTAACCTTAACATCTACAACTGGTTTTTCTTCCTCTGGAACTGTACACATAGGTGGAGAACAAATTACATATACTGGTATATTAGGGAATGATATTACAGGATGTACCCGTGGTGCTAATAATACAACTGCTGCTACACATGCAAGTGGGGTATTTGTAGCACAGTTTGATAGTGGCGGTTTACCTAGATTTATTATAAGAAGCCCAGACAACAATTATATTTTATATCCATACCCAGACAAACAATATGTTTTAGTTTTTGATTACTATACTTTTCCCAGTGACTTGTCTGCACACGGAGATACAACAACAATACCAGACAGGTTTGCACCTGTTATTGTAGATGGGGCAACAGCCTATGTTTATCAGTATCGTGGTGAAACAACTCAATATCAATTAAATTTTGAGAGGTTTGATCAAGGTATTAAAAATATGCAGAGTTTACTTATTAATAAATACAACTACGTTAGGTCTACGGTTATAGATAGACCAAGGGGTTCTAATAACTTTATTTCTGGAGTTGTTTCTTAATGCCAGATCTTTCTCAAGTACAGTCCTCAGCATTTAATTGTGAAGGGGGTTTAGTTTTAAATCGTTCTACCTTCATGATGCAACCTGGTGAAGCACTTGAGTTAGAAAACTTTGAGCCAGACATTGCAGGTGGCTATAGAAGAATAAGTGGTCATCGTAAGTACGTTAATCAAGTGGTGCCACAGACAAGTGCTAGTTCTGAAAAAATACTTATGGTTGCTAGTTTTGCAGACAAAGTTTTAGCAGCTAGGGGTGAAAAAATATTTAGTTCTGCATCAACTGAGCTTGCATTAAAAATACTATCTAGCACAAGCATGACAGGCTCTGGAACTATTACTGTAGATTCTACCACAGGTTTCTCATCCAGTGGTACTATACAAATTAATGATGAAATATTTACGTACACAGGTGTTACCTCTACCACATTTACAGGAGTAACTAGGGCTACATCAAGTACAACTGCTGCTAATCATATTCTTGATGATGTAGTATCAGAGACTTGGACTGAGATAGATACTGGAAGAACAAGTGCAGGTAAATATAATTTCGAGAGATTTAATTTTGATGGTAATGAAAAAATAATTGTTGTAGATGGAACTAATGCACCAACAGTATTTAATTCATCTTTGTCTGCTACAGATGTTAGTGAGAGTTCTGTAGCTGGTTCTACTATTGTAGCTGGATTTAAATCGCATATGTTTTATGCTGGTAAGTCTAGTACACCACAAACTTTAGTATTTAGTGTGCCTTTCGATGAGGATGATTTTACAAGTGGTTCAGGTGCAGGAACAATTAAAGTAGATGATAATATTGTAGGTTTAAAAGTCTTCCGTGATTCACTATTTATATTTTGTGAGAATAGAATATTTAAACTTGTGGGTTCTACTTTAAGTGACTTTGCCATTCAACCAGTTACAAGAAATATCGGTTGTGTAAACAGAGACACTATCCAAGAATTTGCAGGGGATTTATTATTTCTTGGTCCTGATGGTTTAAGAACAGTTGCTGCTACTGCAAGGATTGGTGATACAGCACTTGGTGCTATTACACAAAATGTGCAGTCTAGATTTGATGCAAATATAAAAGAGGCTGACATTTTTGATAGTATTGTTATACCAGATAAAACACAGTATAGAATATTTTTTACAAAAGCAGATCAAGCAGAGGTAAGTACAAGGGGTATTGTTTGTGTAAGAAAAGCAGACAGGTTTGAGTTTGCAGACATACGTGGTGTAAAACCATCTGCTACAGACACATTAGTTATTAATGGTGACTCTACTGTATTACATGGAAGTTTTACAGGATATATACACAGACAAGAAATAGGTAATACCTTTGATGGTACACAAATACTAGCAAGATACAGAAGTCCAGACTTAAGTTTTGGTGATGCTGGTATTAGAAAACACATGCAAAGAGTTATTATTAACTATAAACCTGAGTCAGCTATTGACGCAGACTTAGTTTTAAGGTATGATAATGAAGATCCTCAGTCAGCTAGACCTGCTGCATACCCTTTAGATTCTACTGCAGTCTCTGCACAGTTTGGTACTTCTACATTTAGTTCAACTACTAGTGCGGTTCAATTTGTTTTTGGTGGATCTTCACAACCACTCGTAAGACAATCTGTAGAAGGATCAGGATTTTCTATTGTACTAAGAGTAAATGATGGTGGTGAAACTGCACCATACTCACTTAAAGGATTTCAGTTAGAATATCAAGTAGGAGCAAGACGTTAAATGGGTGCTACATACACAAGGCAATCATCTTTTACAGACGGTGACGTAATTACAGCCGATCTGTTTAATAATGAATACGATCAACTTTTAGCTGCATTTGCATCTAGCACAGGCCATACACATGATGGCACTGCTGCTGAAGGTGGGCCTATTACTAAACTACTAGGTAATACTCTTACCTTTGGTGCAGGTACAGCAGGTACAGATATTACGATTACTTTTGATGGTGAAACTAATGATGGTGAACTAAAGTGGATGGAGGATGAGGACTACTTTGAGTTCTCTGATGATATACTTATAGCCTCTACAGAGAAGCTACAGTTTCGTGATACAGCTATTTACTTAAACTCTAGTACAGATGGACAGCTTGACATTGTAGCTGATACATTAGTGCAGGTTGCTACAGCAGCATTTACAGTTGATGCAAGTGGTGACATTACATTAGATGCTGGTGGTGCAGATGTTGTACTAAAAGATGATGGTACACAGTATGGTGCTCTTACTAACACATCAGGTAACTTAATTATTAAGTCAGGCACTACTACTGCCATGACATTTAGTGGTGCTAATGTTACCTTTGCTGGTACTGTTACTATTGGTAGTGCAGAAATATCTGAGGCAGAGTTAGAGATACTTGACGGTGCTAATGTTACGACAGCAGAGTTAAACATTATGGATGGTGATACTTCT